CGAATGGGGTTGGACCAATCCTATTCTTGTCGATGAAGCGGGTGGCCTTATTGCTGGTCATGGGCGTCTACTTGCTGCTCGCCAGCTTGGACTGACCCAAATCCCGACCATGGTGGCCAGTGGCTGGGGCGAGTCCCAAAAAAAGGCCTATGTTATCGCTGATAACAAGTTGGCACTGAACGCCGGTTGGGACCTTCAACTTTTGGCTGTCGAATTGGAGGATCTGCAAGGCCTCGACTTCGACCTAATGCTGACGGGTTTTTCGGACAATGAACTGCAAGGGTTACTTGCCCAAAGTAGTGAAGGTTTGACTGATCCCGACACCGTCCCTGATTTGCCGCAGACGCCTGTTTCAGTGCCGGGTGATGTTTGGATCATGGGCGATCATCGTCTTGTATGCGGCGATAGCACTGTCCAGACTGATGTCGACAAACTGATGCAGGGTGAGCTTGGTGATATGTTGTTCACCGATCCACCTTGGAATGTAAATTATGGCGCGGTCAAAGCAGGTAATGCGCAAGGATATAAGCCCCGTAAAATCCTGAACGATCATATGGACGAAGCCAAGTGGTACGAATTTGTAAGTGGGTTTTGTGCCTCATTTTATGTTGTCACGAAGCCCGGTGCGCTTGCTTACGTTGTCATGAGCGCTCAGGAATGGCCTGCGATCGACAAGGGGTTGCGCGAAGCTAAATTTCATTGGTCGTCGACGATCATCTGGGTGAAGGATGCGCTCGTCCTCTCGCGCAAGGACTATCACACCCAGTACGAGCCCTTATGGTATGGATGGAACGAAGACGGACCACGGATCATGCATGTGCCGGACCGCAAGCAGTCCGACATCTGGAGCATTCCTAGGCCGAGGGTCTCTGATCTGCATCCGACCACGAAACCGACGCAATTGATTGAACGTGCGCTACTGAATTCCTCGGCCCGCGGCGCTTTAGTGGTTGACCTTTTTGGAGGTTCGGGCTCGACGTTGATCGCTTGTGAACAGCAGGGCAGACGATGCCGGTTGATGGAACTTGACCCCAAATATGCCGACGTCATTGTTCAACGCTGGCAGGATTTTACGGGAAAGGACGCGGTCCATGAAGCTGATGGCCGAACGTTTAACGAAATCGCCGAAAACGAAGCTGCATCGGGGTCCGGTGAACGAGCAATAGGGTAAGCCGCTAAGGCCGGCGCCAAAATACCTGTAGCCCGTATGGTGATGCTTCCTGCATGCATAAGGTCTCGTCTCAGGCTTCATTTTAGATGTCAAAGCTTGTTTGGCGTGCGTTCAAGTGTGCGAGACACAGGAGCTTGGCAGTGAAGCCTGGAACAAAACCAAAGCCAACCCACCTCAAGCTCGTCACTGGCAATCCTGGTAAGCGCAAGCTGAACGGTAAGGAGGCCAAAGCAAAAGCATCGATACCTGCACCGCCGGTCCATCTCACCGCCGATGCGGTCGAGGAATGGAACCGGGTTGCAACGGATCTCTATAATCTGGGAGTTCTTTCCGAGATCGACCGGTCGGCCCTAGCTGCCTATGCGCAGGCCTATGGCCGCTGGGTCCAGGCGGAACGGGCAATCGCTAAGATGGCGCAGAAGGACCAATTAACAGGCGGCCTGATGATCAAGACTACCAACGGCAACGCGATCCAGAACCCTCTGGTTGGCACCGCCAACAAGGCAGCCGCGGACATGATGCGCTACGCTGCAGAATTCGGGATGACGCCCAGTGCCAGGAGCAGGATCGCGGCCGCGCCGCCAGAAAATGGGGGAGACCCCGCCGACCGCTTCTTCGCCTGATCGCACGCTGGCTTATGCCAAGGCCGTCGTGTCAGGCGAGACTATCGCCGGGCCGCATGTTCGCAACTCTTGCCAAAGGCACATCGCGGACCTGAAGCGCAAGGATGGCATCTGGTTCGACCAGACGGCCGCCAATCATGCCTTTGCCTTTTTCGAGGAGGTACTGAAGCTTTCCGAAGGCCAGTTCGAGGGCCAGCCTTTCCAGCTGGAACCAAGCCAGGCCTTCATCATCGGTTCGCTATTTGGCTGGAAGCGCAAGGATGGCAGGCGCCGGTTTCGCCGGGCTTACATCGAACAGGGCAAAGGTAACGGCAAATCTCCGATTGCCGGCGGCATTGGCGTTTATGGGATGACAGCCTGCAAGGAGGCGGGCGCTCAGATCTATGCGGCTGCCGCCAAAAAGGAGCAGGCCAACATCCTGTTCCGTGACGCGGTAAAGATGGTGCGGCAATCCCCAGCGCTGGCCCGTCGGTTGGAGTTCTCCGGCGGTCCGGGCCGCGAGTTCAACATAGCGCATTTGCCGTCGGGCAGTTTCTTTCGCCCGGTGTCGCGCGATACGGGCAAGACAGGGTCAGGCCCTCGACCTTACTTTGTATTAGCGGACGAGGTCCACGAGCTACCGGACCGCTCTATTATCGAAATGCTGGAGCGCGGTTTCAAGTTCCGCCGCGATCCGCTGCTGTTCATGATTACCAATTCAGGGTCAAACCGAAATTCAGTCGCCTGGGAGGAACACGAACACGGGGTCCGTGTGGCTGCGGGCAATCCCGATGCGGTGCTGGACCCGACTTACCTCGGCCAAGTCATCGACGACACGACGTTCAGCTATGTCTGCGCGCTCGATGAGGACGACGATCCGCTGACTGATCCCAGTTGCTGGATCAAGGCTAACCCGCTCTTGGGCGTGACGATCACCGAGCAGTATCTCTCCGAAGTTGTGGCCCAGGCTAAAGCCATCCCGGGCCAATTGAACGGGATCTTGCGGCTTCACTTTTGCATCTGGACCGATGCCGAAACCGCCTGGATGGCGCGTTCGACGCTGGAACCATTGCTGGCCGAGTTCGATCCTAAAGGGGGACAACCAGTCTGGCTTGGATTGGACCTCAGCCAGAACCGGGATTTGACTGCACTGGCCGGCGTCCAGCGCAATGGCGAAAAGGATGGCAAGCCGTGTTTTGATGCTTGGGTCGAGGTCTGGACGCCGGGCGATACGCTGTCGGCGCGGGTGCTGCGCGACAAGCAGCCCTATGACTTATGGGTCGCTGGCGGATTTCTGAATGCGCCCCAAGGCGAGAACATCAGCTTGCGGCAAGTGGCGCAGGCGCTGGCTGAACTGGACAGCGATTACCGCGTCGAGACCGTGGCCTACGACCGTTATGCGTTTCGCCGATTTGAAGAGGAAGTCTGTGACCTTGGCCTATCGGTCAATTTTGTCGAACACCCACAAGGCGGTACAAAACGCGGTAAACCAAAGGACGGGATGAGCGAAGGACTATGGATGCCAGGCTCACTGCGGCATCTAGAAGAACTGATCCTTGAAGGTCGGATCCGCCTCAAGCGCAATCCGGTGCTGATATCGGCAATGATGTCAGCAGTCACTGAGACCGATCGCTGGGACAACAAGTGGCTTTCCAAGCAGCGGGCCATCAACAAGATCGACGCAGCTGTGGCGCTGTGTATGGCAGTGGGGGCAGCAATGGCAGGCGACACCTCCGGCTCGATCGATGACTGGCTAAAGAGCCTGCACGCATGAACCTATTTCAAAAGGCGCTCGGATACGTCGCCCGCTCGATAGGGCTTACCGATCCGCGCCTTACCCAGGCAGTCGGTGGCCGCATGACTACTACTGGCGAAGTGGTATCCACCGCCTCGGTGTTGGGCCTCGCTTCAGCTTGGGCCTGCGTCAACCTGCTTGCCGGCACGATCGCTTCGCTACCGCTCATGGTCTACCGAACCCGGGGCGGCGCGAGGGTGGTTGCAACCGATCATCCGCTGTACATGATTTTACATAACAGCCCGAACGCTGATCAGACCGCGGTCGACTTTTGGGAGTTCATTTGTGCTTGTATCGAACTTGGCGGTAACGCCTATGCCGAGATCATAAGGTCCAGCGATGGCCGAGTGATAGCGCTCAGTGTGCCCATCGCTCCGGAAATAATGACTGTTCGCCGCCTGCGTGACGGCAGTCTGCAGTATGAATGGTCTGACAACGGTATCCGTTTGGTCGCTGCCCAGGAAAATATGCTTCACATCCGCGGATTTGGCGGCAATCCGCTGGGCGGGCTCTCGACATTGTCGTTTGGCCGCCAAACCTTTGGGTTGGCCCAAGCCATTGAACGCGCCTCAGGCGATACGTTCCGAAACGGAGTCCGGCCTTCGGGCCTCCTGAAGACGGCAGACACGCTGACACTCGATCAGCGCAAACAAGCCGAGGAACTGCTGCAGGAGAAGTTTGCAGGCGCCATCAATGCCGGGCGGCCCATGCTGCTCGACCGAGGCATGGACTGGGTTCAGCTTTCGATTAGCCCGGAAGATGCGCAGATGCTGCAGAGCCGCGCCTTTTCGGTTGAGGAGGTCTGCCGGTTTTTTGGCGTGCCGCCGTTCATGGTTGGCCACACTGAGAAAACCACCAGCTGGGGTACAGGCCTTGAACAGCAGACATTGGGGTTCCAGAAGTTCACGCTTCGCCGGCGCCTCAAACGCATCGAGCAGGCGCTTGCTAAACAGCTTCTATCGCCTGCAGACCGTCAGGCCGGGATCGTTATCGAGTTTAACCTAGAAGGCTTGCTGCGCGGCGATAGCGGCGCGCGCGCTTCCTTCTACCAGCAAATGCTAAGCAACGGCGTGATGACTATCAATGAGGTGCGCGCGCTTGAAAACCTTGCACCT